TTGGTCCCTCCGCGTTCGCTGGCCAGTATCAGCAGCGCCCCGTTCCCGCCAACGATGGCTATTTCGTCGCTGAATGGTTCAAGCGCTACACGCCTGACCAGCTACCCACCGTCCTCAACCACTTCATGACCTCCGATCATGCGCCATCTGGTCGCGGCGATTACAACGTCATCCGGATTTGGGGCGTCGATCAGTTCAAGAATGTCTGGCTGGTCGATAGCTTCCGCAAAAAGTGCCTCATGAACGAGGCTATCGGCGTGATCCGCGACCCCAACACCGGGCGCGCGAGCCTCGCCGCATCTGGTGCCCTGCCCCTGATCGCTCGATACAAGCCGATGGGCTGGTATCCGGAGAATGACGCGACGTGGGCGGCGATCAAATCGTTCGTCCACTCCGCGATGCTCGAAACCAACACCTTCTGCCGGATCGTCCCGCTCGCCACAAAGGGCTCGGGTGACAAAGAAGGGAAGGCACAGGCGTATCAGGCGCTCGCCAGCATGGGCCTCGTCCATCTCCCCATGGGGGCAATCGGCGACGATGCGCTCGCCGAATATGCCACATTCCCCAACGGTAAGCATGACGATCAGGTGGACGCTGACGGCGCGATTGCGCGTGTCTTAGCCGACATGATGCCCGCCTACGCCTCTCCGGCACCGGCCAATGACGAGTTCGATTTTTACGAGTCCAACAGCATCCTGAGCGACTCCGCGTCCTGTTTCTAAGGCGCTCGACCTAAATATGGGATGGAAGAAAACATCCCCGTCGAAGCCTACAAACAGCCGTTCGATCACTCAAAACTCAAGCGCATGGTCGAGACCTATCTCGACGTGACCCGTCAAAACGCGATGCTCGCGCAACGTGACCGTGATTATTTCGACGGGGACCAGCTTAACGCTGAAATCCGCGCAGATTTGTCGCAACGCGGCCAGCCCCTGATCTTCACGAACAAGATTGCTCCGGGGATCAACGGCGTTCTCGGCATCATCGATTCCGCCGAAAGCGACCCGGAAGCCTATCCTCGCAACGACTCGTCAAAGGATGCCGCCGATCTCGTCACCAAGACGCTGCGGTTCCTTGCCGACCAGACGAATTACAAAAAGGTCCGTGGTCAGGCGTCAGAGAACTTCATCATTCAAGGTAGCTGCGCCGCAATCATCGATTGGGATGGTCGCGACCTCAACCTCGCGCGCATCCAGTGGGAGGACTTCATCCACGATCCGCTCTCGCGCGAGCATGATTTTAGCGACGCGAAATACCTCGGTGTCGGCAAGCTTCTCGATGAGGCTGACGCCGCCGCGATGTTCCCGGATACATATCCCGAACTCGGCAACCCAACCGGCGACCTAGGCAACTTCTTCGACGACAAATCGAAGGCCCGTTGGTGGGGGAATCCGCAGCGCCGCCAAGTTCGCGTAATCGATCTTTATTATGAAGCGGTTGGCGACTGGCACCGTGCAATCTTCTGCCAAGCCGGAATGCTCTACGCGGGCAAATCCACGTTCATTGATGATTGTGGCTGCACGATCTCGCCGATCATCGCGACCAGCTTCGAGATCAGCCGTAGTGGTGACCGCTATGGCGCGATCCGTAACATGATCCCCTTGCAGGACGAGATCAACGCTCGCCGATCTCGTGGCTTGCACATCATCAATCACCGTCAGGTTCGCCAGAGCGATATGTATGCGCCAGCGCAGAATAAAGAGATTGCCCGCAGAGAAGCGGCGCGGGCCGATGGTGCGATCCCGTTTGGATGGGAGCCTGTGACGACGCAGGATATGGCCCAAAATCAGATGACATTCTTCCAGCAGAGTCAGACGGACATTGACCGTATGTTGCCCACCCCTGCCGTTCTCGGTCGGGTGACGTCGAGTAACGAATCCGGGCGCGCTCGGCAGATTCTACAGCAGGCCGGATATTTGGAATTGAGCCGCCAGCTTGGTCGGTTCGAGGCGTTCGAACTCAACGTATTTCGCAAGCTGTGGCTGGCGGCTCGTCAGTGCCTCGACCAGCCGACGTGGATTCGCATCGTCGATGATCCCCGCGCTCCGGAGTTCCTCCAAATCAATGAGCCCGTCATCGGCCCGGTGCAGCAACCGGTGATCGACCCATCGACTGGCCAGCCCGTCATCGATCCGCAGACCGGGCAGCCGGTCACTCATGTCACGATGGGTCAGGTCGGCACGAAGAACCGCCTCGCCGAACTCGATATGGACATCATCCTGACGACGGTTCCCGACCACGCGACCTTGCAGCAGGAGATTTGGGAACAGGTTCTCGACTACGCCAAGGGCACCGGCATTTCGCCCTTCGATCCGCACTTCATTGCGCTTCTCGAAATGTCGCCGCTACCGAACAAGCGCGAGACTATCGACAAGATCAAGCGGCTCGCCGCCGAACAGGCACCGCAACAGGATGGCGCACAACAGGCGATGCAGCAGCAGGCGATGCAGGCCAGTCAGGCCGATGTCGCGGTCAAGTCAGCCAAGGCGGCAAAGGATCAGGCGCACGCGGCCAAGACGGCTATCGAGGCTACGGCGTTGGGCGCGAGCTTGTCACAGATTATGCCGCCAGAGACGATTCAGGCGATCATTCAACGCGGGCAGGCGCAGTTTCAGCAGCAGCCGAACGGATTACCTCATTAAGGCGCGAACGGGTCGATAGGGTGCAGCCTCGCCATTTCGGCCGCGCACCGTCTCAGAACCGCCACTGCGGCCTTCGAACCCTTCAACCTAAGGGAGTCGACGATGATGTTGCCCCGCTTGAATCCGACCAACTGGCTGTTCGCCACGGCGTCGAGCATCAACGTGTCACCGTTGATCATAAAGCCTTTGGTATGCTCGTCGAGCACCATGCCTGTCGCTTTAACGCTCGGCCACGTTCGATCCTGATCGGGTGTGATCCCGACGAACACCATCTTTAGATCATACTCGGTCCCCCGCTCTATCGACGCGAACTTCTTGTCCAAGACGCTGATAGAAACCTCGGAATTATTGGAGTTGTAAGTGACGTATAATTCAGCGCCGGAATCGTAGCTCGTCGCCATCGAGCAATCGGTAGTTCCGGTCATGATTTTCCAGTCCGGGACTTGGGTCGAGTAGTCCAATGAAGTCGCCTGAGCGAGCAACGCCAGCGCCATCAAAACCGACATTCTTTATCCCCCGGCGACATCCCAAATCACCGTCCTGACTAAATACAATTGGACGCGCTGGCCAGCGTGATCCGGCTTCGTCGCGAGCCTAATCGCGATGTTTCGACTGTGCCTTTCGACATTGGCACCGCCCCCGCGTCGCACGCGGGAAATGGGTCGCCGCCATTCATGACGGGCGTTTCGCGAGAAGGCACGCGCAGTTGCCGAGAAAGAGAATGGACAAAGAACTCGACGGATTTTTCGAGCTACCGATGGACGAAGGCAATGAGCCCGAAACCATCACCGAGACCGCCCCTGAGGCAGTAGCGGAGACCGTAACGGAGAGCGTGGAAACGCCCACCGACACGGTAGACCAAGCCGACACGACGGCTTCCGAGGATGACCGCAAAAACTGGGTTCCAGTCGCGGCAATCAAAGAAGAGCGTGAAAAGGCACGGTTGGCACGAGAAGAAGCCGAGCAGCTTCGTGGTCGCATCGCTCAAATCGAGCAGGCGCAGCAGGCTACCAATGCTCCGGACCCTTTCGACGATCCCACAGGATACCACGCCTACATGCAGGCCGAGATTCGCCGCGAAATCGCGTCGGAAATGGCCATGGCAAACTTCAACCAGTCGAGAGAACGCGCCCTCGAAAAATACGGCGCTGACGAACTCGAAAAGCTGGCTGAATGGGCGGAAGCTCACGCGCAGACCCACCCCAATTTTGGGGCTGAGGTTTTCGCACAGCGTGACCCGGTAGAGTTTGTGATCGCGCAGCGGAAACGCACCGAGTTGCTCAAGTCGATTGAAGCCAATCCGGACGCTTACGTCCTCCGGAGCGATGTCGAGCTTGGGCTGGTTACCCCCGCCGCTGGCGTGGCGGTGACCGCAGCAACCCCGGCGACGAAGCCCACCGGCCCAATGTCATTGAACAATGCGAAGTCACGAGACGTGTCAGCGCGCTCCCCGATCACATTAGCAGAGGAAGGATTCGACGCCATTTTCAAAAAATAAAAAGGATTAAATGGCGAACTTTACACTAGCTACTGCCAACGAAAAACACGTTTGGTCTACCAAATACACTTCTGAATACGTCCGTGAATCTGGCTTCCTGCCTTACATGGGCACTGCGGATAACAGCATTATCCGCGTCGAAAAGTCACTCAACGGCCAGAACGGCGCTGTTGTCCATATCCCGTATTTTGCGAAGCTCTCGGGCGCTGGCGTCTCGGGCGGCGGCACGCTCATGGGCAACGAAGAAGCGCTCGGGAACTACTCGGTCGCGATCCGTGCCGCTCAGGGCAAGGCGAACGCGGTCAAAATCCGTGAGTCTGAAACCCTCAAGACCGAACTCGCAATCGCGGACGTAGCCCGTTCGTCGCTCAAGAGTTGGTCTGCCGAGGGGCTCCGTAACGACCTCATCACGGCTTTCCAGTCCGCGATCGTTCCGGGCGGCAGCGATGGCAACGGCGGGTATCTCGAAGATACTTACGTCTCCTATGCCAGCGCATCGGCTGGTCAGCGTAACACCTTCATCACCAACAATGCTGATCGCGTGCTTTTCGGCAACGCTATCTCGAACGGCTCGTCCAACGTGATGGCGACGGCTCTGGCCACTGTCACCTCGGGCATGACCCTTTCGGCGGCGACTCTTAGCCTTGCCAAGCGCATCGCGAAGAAGACCAACCCGCTCAAGATCAACCCGTATCGCAGCGATGCGACGGCTGGTCGCGAATACTACGTCCTGTTCGTGGGTCCGGAAGGCTTCCGCGACTGCCAGTTGGACAACACGATCTATGCGGCGAACAAGGATGCCCGCACGCGCGATGTGGACAGCAACCCGATCTTCCAGTCGGGCGACCTGATCTACAACGGCATCATCATCCGTGAGATCACCGAAATGCCGCTCGTCGGAAATGTCGGTGCCTCATCCGCTTCGGTCGGCCATGCAGTTCTCTGCGGTGCCAACGCTGCGGCGGTCGCTTGGTCGAAGATGCCCGATCCCCGCGTTCAGACGTGGGATTACGCTCAGGAGAACAACGTCGGTATCATCGAGTATCGCGGTCAGGTGAAGATGTCCGTCAAGGGCATCCAGACCGGCATGGTGTCGATCTTCCACGCTGCGGCTTCGGACTCGTAAGAGACCGGAACCGATTGGTTCAAAGAGAGGGCGGGGCTTCGGCTCCGCCCTTTTCCATTTCGTCGAAGTTTAGCTGGAAATGTCGCTTGTCAAGTTGGGCTCGAATCAAGGCTACCTCGCTGCGACCTTTTACCCACCCGACGACCTCGGCATGATGCACCGGGGAAATCCCTGCACCAAGGATAATTGCGGAAAGGGACATCGGTGGCAGATCGTGAAGGCCAGAACGGTTCTGGTCGAGCAACCGCCATTCTTCCTCGTATGACCAGACGTCCGCCTTCCTGCGGATTATCATCTCGACCAAATCGAGTTTTTTCCGTTCGATGATGTCGATGATTGGTCGCTCCGGAGAGTATATGACTGGCATCGCCTGTGCGAAATACAGGGATGGATCGTGCGTTCGAAACCGAAGGCACACCCCACGGTGCGAATCAGAGTAATGTGACCACATCAATGGATGATCGAAGCGCGCGGTCAGCGATAGGATTCCCATTTGCTCGCGCCATTGTTGATGGACCGCCATCATTTGAACTTCGATTTCGTCAGTGGGCTTCCGCAGCGCTTCGACGACGGCCTGTCGTCGCTCCGCCTTTGTGGCATATGGCATCGCGCTTCGAACGATTCCGCGAACGAACACCTCGATCTTGAGTTTCGAACCTACAAGCGCAGCAGAGGGGGAGCAGTCAAACGGGTCATTCAACTCGTTTGGCGTCGGCCAATAGAGCCTGTTGTTGAGCACAATATCACGTGTGCGCTCGAAGGTGTCTCCCGCGAGTGATCTAAACTTGTAGAGGTAAGGGGGAAGTGGCCCCCATCCATCGCCACTGATCATACGCGAACCTGCCTCGCCTACGGACATCGATCAAGCCTGAGCCAGATAAATACTGGCGTGAACAACCTCGACATCATCTGCCGCGCCATGCGTCGGCTTGGCGTTCTCGCTGGCGGTCAATTGCCGCGCGACACTGAATCAGCCGACGCCCTTGAAAGCCTGAAAGGCATTTATCGCCGCCTCATCAGCGAGGGCGTTTGCGGCCCTCTCAAGGATGTCGCACCCACGACCGCGAATTATAAGGCTGGCGAGAATGAGCGGATTTACCGCAACTCGATCACCACCACCTCAATCGATTTCCCCGATCAGGTTAGCGACGGCTGCGGGGGATACCGCCTCCCGCGCGATGCCAGCGTGATCTCGATCACCGACGAGTTCAGCAACACCACACTCGACTACATCTATGAAGCGGGAACGCGGACATGGGTTCCGCTCGACGGCCTGACCCTGACATCGCCTGCCCTCTTTGCCCGTCGCGATCCAAACGGTCTGGCGTGCATGTTGGCCATCGAGCTTGCCGACGAATACGGGCAGCAGCCCTCGGAAATCATCGCCCGCAATGCAGCCCGTTGGCAGATGACCCTGACCTATAATTGGGCGCAGGAGGACGCACCCACGCGGGGCGTCTATTTCTAATGCCGACGATCCCGCTTGGTATCCAAGCCTATGGTCGCGCGCGCGGTATTCAGCCGGAAACCCGGCTCCGCAACTTCTACCTCGAAACCGATGAATCCGGAGCCTCGCCGGATGAAACATACCGGCTCCAACGTCCCGGCCTAACCCGGCTGGTCGATTTCGGATCGCCGATCCGGGGCGTCTTTCAAGCCGACAACGTGATCGGATCGCTAACGGCGGTCGTCGCCGGTGACCATCTCTACACGACCGATTGGGACACGTTCGACGACATCGGCGTCCTAACCAGCGATGGCGATCAGGTCACGATGGCGGCTTCGTTCGAGCGCATAGGCATCGCCACGGCTGGCGAGTTCTGGACCTACGACGGCTCCGCGCTCGCGCAAATCCATCTCCCCGACGATCAAGCAATCGTCGATCTCGCCGTGTTGGACAGCTATTTCATTCTCGGCACATCGAGCGGCAAGTTCTACTGGCTCGCCCCCGGCTCCGATACCATTGACGCGCTCGATTTTGCCGATGCCGAATCGTCGCCCGATGGACTGATCGGCGTCCGCAAGCTCCGCGACGATCTCTTTTTCTTCGGCTCGACCAGCGTGGAAGTCTGGCAGGCGAGCGGCGATTCCGGCGCATCGCTTTTCGTGCCTGCAAAGGGTCGCGGGTTCCCCGTTGGTGCGCAAGCCCGCGAGACGATCCACATCATCGACAACTCGGTGATGTGGCTGGCCTCTGACGGTCTCGTTTATCGTGTCAGCGACGTTCCGACCCGCGTCTCGACGTTCGGTATCGAAGAGAAAATCCGCAACCGCACCGATCTATGCTCGGCGTTCGTCATCACCAGCGAGGGGCACAAGTTCTATGTGCTGCGCATCCCCGGTCAGGGCACCTTTGCCTATGATGTCGCGACGCAACATTGGTGCGAGTTCGCGACCCTTGGCGAGACGGTATTCCGGCCTCATTGCGGGCTCGACACCACCAACGGCCCACTGGTCGCGGATGCCACGGGCAAGCTCTTCAGCTTCGATCCCGATGCCCCGACGGATGACGGGCTCGCGATAGAGAGGCTCGTCACCGGCACCGTTGCCTTGACGAACAAACCCGTTCGAAATGCCAGTCTCAGCCTTGGTGTCGGTTCGCTCGACGCCGCGACCTATCACCTCCGATACCGCGATGCTCTCGACAGCGATTGGAGCGATCCCATCAACCTCTCCGCGCGTCCCGGACAAGACGTCCTCACCGCGTGGCGGCTCGGTGCCAATCACGGCAGCAACCGCACGTTTGAGATCTCGACCATGGCAGCGACCAAGGTTCGCATCTCGGGCGCGATGGCGAATGAGGGCTGGACGGTATGAGCGCCTCCCCGCCCCTCTTCCTGCGGATCGCTCGCTTCATTGCGGGTAACCGCATCGTCGATTCGACGACAGGCGCTCCCACCACGGCGTTCCTTCGCCAGTTGAACGATATGGTCTCGAACATCACCAGTGCGGTGAACTCGCTCAAATCGACGCAGGACGATTTGATTGCCACGATTGAAGCAGCGGGCATCGCGTTGACGACGGCGGAAGCCGCCCACGATCTCGCCATCGCGCAAGGCAAATCAGCTTCGCTGATCGCCAGCTACGTCGATCCGGCGAGCGTTCTAACGAGTGATGTTGACCCCAGCGATTCCACGAAGGCGCGGATCACCATCGCCGATCACACCCGCAAATACGGGGATGGGACATCGGTTAGCGTGACGGGCGGCACGATCACCGGCCTCCTGCAAGCCACCGATTACTACATCACCTACATGGACACTGCCTTCGCTGGCGGCACCGTCACCTACGAGGCGCAGGCGAGCTATCTCACGGCGGCGCAGGACAACCCGACCGGCCAGCATACGTGCGGTGACATCATGACAGTCGCCACCTCATCGTCGCCTCCGACGACCGGACCCGGCACTCGGCCACCGGGCACCTATTGCGTCACGCTCGACACCCTCATTCTGCTCGCCAATGCGGCCCATGATGGACCGGGCGAAGAGAAGCGCGCTGGTGATCTCGTCGTCGGCGATATGCTTTGGACGCAGCACGAGAAGACGATGGAATGGGGCGCGTTCCCCCTAATCGCCCTCGCTCATCATATGGCCGATACGTTGACCGCTCCCGGCCTTCCCGATGCCACGGCAGAGCATCCTTTCTGGATCGACGATCAGTGGGTTCTCATGGGTGATCTCGGTTACCCCAAGGGCCGCGAGATGATCGCCCACATGACGGTCGCAGGCGCCCATACCTTCATGGCTCGTCATCCCAACGAGGATGCGGCGATCCTCTGCCACAACAAATCCGTGGAAGGGTTGGACCCCGACCCATGAGGACGTTCGACGCGACGTTGCATAACAGGATCGCGGCTCATCCAGCCGTCGCCCCGATGCTTGGTTTCGACCGCGTTGGCGCCACCATCGATTTCAGCGATCTCGCCAAAGAGCCGGATTTCTACGCCCTGCTTTCGAACGGCGAGGACGCGACAATGGTCATGGAATGGTCGGCCCCCTTCACGTGGCAGATGCACACGATGTTCCTGCCAAGTTGCCGGGGGAAGCGCGCGATCACCGTCGCAAAACAGATGATCCGGCATATGCTAACCGTAGAAGGCGCGTTCATGATTTGGGGTCAGACGCCGGTCGAAAACCGGGCGGCTCGCCTCTTCAATCGCTGGTGCGGGGCAACCTCAGTCGGCTTCAAGCCTCATGCCTTCCTCGGTCCCTGTGAGATTTTCGTCGGGCTCGGGTCGGAATGGCTGGCGAACAATCCTACCAAGTAGGATGCAATTCTTTCGACTGGTTAGCCCCCAAATCATCGTCCCATGTTAACCTGACATGGGTTCGCGGGGGCGAGCCAAAGTGGATCATGGCGTGAAGTTCGACCGAGCCATGTTGCTCAAGCACAGGGACCGGAAACTTTCGATCAATGTCATCCTGCATGAGGATGCGACCGTTGTCCAACACCTCGATGCGGACGTTACGCGCCGTTGCCTTGCCTCGGTTAAAGACTTTCAATCGATAGTTGTTCGCGCCCGATTTGTAGAAGTCAGCCGAAACATCTGCTCGCTTCTGCTCATTCGATTCCGATGCCTCCCTTTCGATCAGCATGAGGTTGAGCCGCTCGTTCGTTTCCTCAAATGCCGCCTGTCGGCGGTTGAACTTTTCTGTCCGGAACGTGCTCCACCCGGCGAGTAAGAGTGCCCCGATGGCGATCCCGTCGCTGACGCCGAACGGCATCTATCGGAGCTTGAACGACGAGCCGAGTGCCTTGCGAAGTGTATCGGACAAGTCCTTTTTCACATCGCTAACAACATCGCTCACAGCCGACTCAATCGCGTCTGCATTCAACTGTTTCAATTCTTCGCGCGTGTATGACCGATCGCAACGGACGCATCGCACGGGTCCATCGGTTTCCGGGTCGAACTCGAAGTCCGTGCCCGCACATGTCGCACATCGCATCGATACGGTTCGGTTATATTTCTCGCTGTCCATATGCCGCCTCAAGCCCCGCTGTGATCCGGCGCATATATACAGCAATCAGCATAAATACTCCAAAGATCAACTTTGGAGTATCATGCCAGTCGCAGCAATCGTTGGCGGTGTCGGAGCCGTCGCCGGGGGAATCAGTTCCGGAAAGGGAGCGTCGAAAGCCGCCCAAATCCAAGCGCAGGCGAGCGCTCAGCAAAACGCCCTTCTGAAGTCGATTTACGACCAGAACACCGCACTCTTTCGCCCCGACATTACGGCTGGCGACGCGGCCTCGCTGCGCCAGCAACAGCTTCTCGGATTGGCTCCCGGTGGCGCATCTCCGACCGACATTCTGCGCGCGACCCCCGGCTACCAGTTCAAGATGGATCAGGGTCTAAAGGCGGTCAATTCGAACGCCTACGCCTCGGGTCTCGGTAACTCCGGCGCAACATTGAAGGCACTTTTGGCGACCGGTCAGGGCATCGCCGATCAGGGCTTCAACAACTATTTCAATCAGGTCGGCACGATCTCGGATCGCGGTTCAGCGGCGAAATCGAGCCTCTCCGGCGTCTCCACCACATACGCCCACGACACGAACAACGTCACGCAGAACGCAGCCGACAACGCATCCGCCAACGCGATCTTTCAGGCGCAGAACATCGGGAACACGATCAAGGGCCTCTTGAACGCTGGCGGTCAGGCGTTCGGGAGCAGCTACAAATGAGCGGCCCCTTCGATGGCGTGAACCTCGGGACGCTTCTCGCATCCAATAACGGCATGGCGGACGCCTTCGCGGCTGGTCAGGCACAGCGTCAGGCCGCGCAGGAAGCGGCCTTCAAATATCATCAACAGCAGTTGGCGGCACAGCAACAGCAAGCCCGTCAGGCTGCGGTCGCGGCTGCGGTGGCGAAGGGTGACTACCTCGGCGCTTCGGCGGCTGCGGCACAGTATGGCGATGACAAAAACGCGACTGTTTTCCACAATCTCGATGCCAGCCAACACACCAATAACATCGCTGGCACCACCGGCTTTGCAAACGCGGCGGCTGCGGTCGCGGCGCTCCCTTATGAGCAGCGTCGTGCGGCTATTCAGGCGGCAAAGCCGTCTCTTGTCGCCATGGGCGCGCACCCCAACGACATCGACGCCTTCGACCCCACGGATACCAATCTGACCGCGTTGATGGGCGTCAATTATTCGCAGAAGGATCGCGTCGGAGACCGCATCTCGCAGCAGAACGCCGATAGCACGACGACCACGGCACAGACCGGCCAGATGAACGCGCAGACCGCGCGCATGACGGCTGAAAACCCGATTGTAGTCCCGCAGGGCGCGACCCTTGCGACCCGTGACGGCCACGGTCTCTACCGCGATGAGCAGTTCGTTCAGACCCCGGCGAACTCAACGACCACCCCGATTGCAGGCTATCAGAACGGTGGCCCTGCCCCGGCTGGCGGCGCGTCCGGTCAATATACCAACCAGTCATCGGATCAGACGTGGGGACGCATGATCCATCAGGAATCACGCGGGCAGCAGTTCGACCGTCACGGTAATCCACTCACGAGTTCGGCAGGTGCCATCGGCATCGCGCAGGTTATGCCGGGAACTGCGCCCACGGCGGCCCGGCTCGCTGGTCTCCCATGGGACGAGAACCGTTATCGCAACGATCCCCAATATAATCTCGCCATCGGCCACGCCTATTACAGCAGCCTGTTGCAGCATTTCGGCGGAGACTCCGAGAAGGCCGCAGCAGCGTATTCAGCCGGTCAGGGCGGTGTCGAACGGGCAATGAGCCGAGCATCGGCATCCGGTCATCCGGAAGCGTGGCGGTCCTACCTTCCGGCAGAGACGCAGGACTACATCCACAAGGTCATCGGAACGCCGCAGCAGGGACCGACGATTATCCCTCTGACCCGCCAGCCGGGAACGCCCATTGTTGGTCAGCAGACCGGCAACAGCAAGACGCAGGCGCAGCAGCAGGCCGCGCAGCAATCGTTGGATGCCTATGATCGCGCCGTTCGCACAGCGACCGAGCTTCTCCATCACAAGGGCCTCTCCGCCGCAGTCGGAAGCGCTTTCGATCCTCATTCGTGGGGGAGCTTCAACCCGGTCACGGGCAAGCCGGTTAGCGGCACCAATGCGGCTGACTTCATGGCGAAACAGGACGCCTTCAAAGCGCAAACCTTCCTGCCGATGGTTCAGGCATTGCGCGGCATGGGCGCGCTTTCGGATGCGGAAGGAAAGAAGCTCACCGACGCTATTGGCGCGCTCGATACATCGATGTCCGAGACCGCTTACAAGGCTTCGCTGTCACAGATCATCAGCGATCTCAGCGCGTATCGTGATCGCGCTAGGCAGATGATCGCCAGTTCGCCGCAGGGACATCAGCAGACCGCATCCGCGATCCCTCCGGCAGCGGTAAACATGCTGCGCCAGAATCCCGGCCTTCGTGGGCAGTTCGACGCGAAATATGGCGCTGGCGCATCGGCTCGGATTCTCGGCCAGTGAACTTCTTCGACCAACTCGCGGCAAAAGGCCGCACCAACTTTGTCATCCCCGGCACGGTGGCGTCGCCGTTCGGGAATAGCGCGCCCGCGCTCGATGCACCCACGACACAGCCGAATCCGTTCGATCAGTTCGATACGCCCGCGCCGCCGCAGGCTCAACCGCCACAGGTGGCACAGCCTGATTTGTCTCAACACGAGCAGGCGGCACAGAACCCCTTTGACCAGTTCGACACTCCCGCCCCGGCACCGCAGCAGGCGCAGCCTCAACACGCCTTGCCCCAACAGATGGACGGGACGCCTATGCGCTACCGCAATGCAGCCAATGGCGAAGGCGTCGAAGTGCCAACCGATGGTATGAAGTCGATCCCCACGCCCGAACGCGGCCACGCTGCGCAGCAGTTGTCAGCGCTTGTCGGCGACCGTCGAAACTCCGATGCCGCCATCATCCAGTTCGCGCAGCATCATGGTATCTTCTCGCCGACGCTGTTGCTGCAATTGCAGTTCCGAAAGGACCACCCCGACTACAACGGCGCATATCGGTCCGAAGGTTTCGACCACATGGAAGTGCCGATGACGACCGGCGAAAAGGTTTACAACGAAATCGGGACCAGCGCCCCCGGCGTCTATGTCGTCAACACCGGCTTGGCGGCTGGCGATCTCGGCAACGGTATAACGGGCGGCGCGCTCGAACACGCTTTCGGCGACGCCGATCTCAATCGCGCTAAAGTGGCCGCGATCAATGCGCAGCATCCCACGGCAGCGACACTCGGCACCATCACCGGCTCAATCGCTGGCGGCGTCGCGGCGGATAAAGCCGTGGCAGATGTGGCGGGACTGGCGAGCAAGCCCTTGATCCGTGCTGGCGTTCGCGTTCTCGGTGATGCCGCATCTGGTGCCGCTCAAGGTGCCGGTGCCGCTGAAGATGGAAGCCGTATGGATGGCGCTCTTTTGGGAGCGGTCATCAACCCCGTCGCTGGCGTGGTCGGTCGAACGGTTGCTCGTCCTCTCGGTGCAGCAGCAACCGGCAACCCAACGGGTCAGGAGGTTCTCGATGCAGCGCGCCGCTTGAGCGCCAGCGGTGCCCCGGAAGATGCAATCCAACCGCTCGCCGGTCACGTCTCGAACGGCGGCATGATGGCGACGCTGCACGCGCTCGCAGAACCGTCTCTC